CATAGTATTGACCTACGCCATACTTTGTAAATTGACAAGACTCTGACCAATCCCAATCAATGTTCCAGCCAGCCTTTTTATTTGCTTCGTGTATGTAAGGGTGAATTTCTTTGTAAATCCATTTATCGCTTAACCAAACAATATCAGATTTTCTTTTCTTTTGTATGTTATTGATTACTGATTTTTTTAGACTACCATCAGCTTTTCTACCTGATCCGTCTTCTCTTTCAGCGCCACCTGTGATGGCCATTTCTGTATTATGAGCTGTACCGTATTTAATTATGTCATCACATAATTTAGGAGGTAATGCTGATTTAAAATAATAATAATAGTTTTTCAAATTCATATTTTAATTCCTTTTCACAATAATATATATAACAGTTTTAAAACTACTGAAATTTGTATCTTATAATAACAATACCTTTACCACCAGATCCACTTCCACCACCTGGAGAATCGGCGCCTCCGCCACCTCCACCTGTGTTTGCTTGCCCACTGACACCAGAAGAAGCTCCACCTGATCCACCTGCTTGTCCACCACCAGAGCCTCCAGCTCCGCCTGTGCCACTTTCAGCGTTTCCTCCTCCGCCACCTGCTCGTGTAACTGCTGAACCTGTTATTGAACTTGCTATTCCGGCTCCGCCTACGCCTCCATTTGATGGATTACTTCCTGATGTTGCATTGCCTCCTACAGCACTTGCTCCACCACCGCCACCACCTGCATTAAAACCGCCGGTACCACCATTATTACCTTGAGGTGGACTAACAGGAGGTGTGTTACCAGCTGCACCAGCTCCTGGAGATGATTGGTCTGTTTTTCCTCCACCGCCACCCGAACCAGCAGCAGTACCTGTATTTGGAGATGTATTACCTGAAGCACCCCCACCACCTGCTGTTGATGTTATAGTTGAAAATACTGAATTGTTTCCATTAAAAGCAGGAGAACCACCAGGACTATTTGGTGAAGTACCACCTGAACCGCCAGCACCTACTGTGATTGGATAAGTTTGTGCTGTAATAGTTAATCCGTCAGGCGCCGCTAAAGGTGAAGCAGAATAAGAATCAAAAGAAGGTGCTTTACCTTCTCTATATCCACCAGCACCACCGCCTCCACCGCCACCGTTGGCAACACCACCTGCAGCGCCGCCGGCAACAACTACATAAGAAACTTTATTTGAACCTGCTGAATTACCACCATTTGAAACCACAAAGTTGCCGTCACCTGTAAAACTATGAATTTTGAAATCGCCTGATGTTGCTACTGTACCACCTGTAGCAGCAATAAATACAGAACTTTGTAAATCTGCTACATTTGATTCGTTAGTATATAACCAACCTTTTGTAGCGTCAATGTAAACTAAAACAATTGAAGCTCTATTTGTTCCAATTAATGAATCATTTGTCACACCTTGAATTTTATGTCCATTTCTTTGAATGGTTAATTTGTTTGTACCAAAATTACCTGCGTAATCTTTAATGGCAACTGTGTCACCAGCACTCGCTGATATAGGTAATTTTACAATACCTGCGGCACTTGTGTTGTTGACAAAATATCCTCTTCCAGCGACCATTGTAGTTACAGTTGATCCATCAGATACAACGACTGATTGCCAAGCTAATGCTGCGATAGACGCAGATGCACCTAACGCAACTGCTGTACCATTAATAGTTACAGTTGAATTTGCTAGTTTTGCGTTTGTTATTGAACCTGCTAATTTAGTAGTTGTTATTGTTCCTGGTGCTATATCAGCAGCCGCTACTGAACAATCTGTTAATGCTTTTGATCCTATTTTATCTATTGCCATGTTAATTCTCTTTTTATACTATTTATAATGTTTCTCTATTGAAATTTATATCTTATTATAACAATTCCTTTACCACCAGCGCCACCTGAACCTCCAGCAGAACCTGGACCTGGTGTTCCTGTACCACCTCCACCGCTACCTGTGTTAGCCGAGCCGGCACCACCTGTCCCATTATTAATTGCTCCAGATCCTCCACCTCCTGAACCACCAGAAGCAGCTGATGCAACTTGTGCTCCACCACCACCGCCAGCTGCTCTTGTTACTGGACTTCCATTAATTGAAGTTGTAACTCCGGCACCACCAGCACCTGCTGAAGGAGAAGAACCATTTGTTCCAGCAGCACTTGCTCCACCTCCACCACCACCTGCATTTGGATTATAAGTAGGACCACCAGCTCCAAAAGCATTTCCTCCATTATTTCCTTGTGGTGGACTAACTGGTGGTTGATTACCCGTTCCTCCAGAAAATCCATTACACCCTCCACTACCTCCACCTGAACCACCTGGTAATCCACCTGGAAAATTACCTTTACTATTTCCAGCACCTCCGCCAGCAGATGTTATTGTTGAAAAAATTGAATTAGAACCACTTGTACCTTGAGTAGCACCTCCAGTCCCACCACCACCAACTGTAACAGGATATGTTTGAGTAGATAAAGTTATACCTGTTGGTGTTGCTAAAGGACTTGCTGTGTAACTACCTGAAACTGGAGTAGAATGTGCTTCTCTAAAGCCTCCTGCTCCTCCACCTCCACTACTTCTATTTTGTGCATAACCAGCTCCACCCCCACCAGCAACTACAAGGTAATCAACAACATTAGGACCAGCGCCTGCGCCTGTCTGTGAAACTACAAAGTTACCATCACCTGTAAACGTATGTATTTTAAAATCACCTGATTCTGTTACTGTACCACCTGTAGCAGTTATGAATAATGTTTTTTGTAAATCAGCTACATTATGTTCATCTGTGTATAACCAACCTTTAGTAGCGTCAACATATATTAATACTACACTAGCTCTATTAGTTGATATTTCTGAATCATTTGTGTTACCTTGAATTTTATGTGAGTTTCTTTGTATTGTTAATTTATTTGTACCAAAGTTACCAGCGTAATCTTTTATAACCACAAAGTCACCTATACTAGCAGCAGCTGGTAATTTTACAATACCTGCGGCACTTGTATTATCTACAAAGTAACCACGACCTGCGACCATTGTTGTAACTGTACTACCATCAGAAGTTACTTTTGATTGCCAATCTATAAAAGCATTATTTAAAGTGATACTAGCACCTAATGCAACAGATGTACCTACTGCTGTAAGTGATGAGTTAGATAATTTTGCGTTTGTGACTGCATCATCAGCGAGTTTAACACTAGTGACTGTACCAGGCGCAAAATCAGCCGCTGCGACTGAACAATCTACTATACCTTTTGATCCTACTTTGTTTATTGCCATGTTACTATTTATTCATCGCTATCAGTTGTTGTATTATACTTTTTACCATCTGTAAATTGTTGTATATTTGTTGTAAATCCAAAATCATCATCTGCGTCTGCTGATGTTGGATTAGGTGTGATAGTAATTCTTACTTCTCTTGCTTTATTAGTTGTATCTGTATCCATATAAGCATCTGATTGTGTTGTTTTAATAACTTTTTGAGTTGACGCTGGACCAAATAGATATGTCTTAGCAGTAAATCCTAATGTATATATTACTGCTCTTCTTTGTGAAAAGTCACCTGAATATGTGTCTTCATAATTTACACTATTTAAAACAATAGGTATATCTCTCTTTATATCTAACTCTGGTATCGCATTTACAGTCACAGTAAAGTCAGGTTGAAAGAAAGGTAATATTTGTTCTATAATTTGTAAACCTGCTTCAGCACTCGCTGTAAAAGAATATAGATTGTAAGATATATTATAAGGTACAGGAACATAATTAAAGTTTAATACTTTACCATCAGCGCCAGTCTTAACGTGTTTAAATTTTTGTACTCTTGTTAGTTTTCTACTAGAGTCATATGAAATACCTGTAATCTCAAAACTCATACGAGGTAAAGTTATAGCAAACTCTCTTTCTGATAAACTAGGTTGTGCGTCTAATCTAGCTAAAAATTTTTCTTTTGGCGCATAGGCTAGTGGTACTTTTATTGATTGAGTAATATTACCATTACTATCTCGTCTTTTTATTTGTATGTTATTAAAGATTTGACCAAACCCTATGGTCATTCTTCTCATACTCTCATTGTAA